AAACTTCTCACCCCTGATTGGTAACAAATTGGTGGACATTTTAGATGCGATTTCCATGCAAAAAGAGTCTTGGGAGCATCTAGCAATGCTTGGTTCTGATACCGCCCGCGACCCTCAACAGGATTGGGTTGACAGACAAAAAGCCCAAATCAATAAGATTCGTAAGCACTTCAGCAAACGCCGCACGGTTGATTATTCCGAAAGAGAATGGACAAAAAGGTGACCTTCGTTGGTAAACTGACAACCACGGCCTTTATCACAGGAATGCTCTTTGGCGGGTTGCTACACACGATTTTTACACTCTTTTGGAGGCATAGATGCAAACCAAAATAGGTATAAGTTTCATTGAGCTTCATCCTGCAATCCGTTATGTGTGCGACGTAATATCTTTAGTCGCTCGCGAGCCTGTTATTACAAGCGCCTCCGATAGCATTCACAAAAAGGGAAGCCTCCATTATGGAATCAAAGGAGACTCTCGCTGTCGCGCTATAGATCTTCGTACAAAAAACCTTTCCAACACTGAAGAAGTAGTTAAAGAATTGAAGCGCCGTCTGGGCCCAGATTTCGATGTTGTTTTAGAGATAGACCACCTTCATATAGAATATCAACCCAAATGACGATTGCCGTTGATCTCTGCTCGGTTCTTCTCCCTCCACTTAAAGAGCGCCTTTTCTTCCTTGCAATCCTCTCCAACCACGGAATCGAAATCGTTTGTCAAAGTTTCTTGGATCGTGATACTACGCGCAAAGCTTTACGCTATTTAGGCTTCCTTGAATATTTCGACAACATCGATTATGGAGATCCTTTTCATATTGTGTTGCCTCCCGAAGACGTTAACTCTAAGAGCGCCCTTGCCCTACTGGGTAAATTGAAGGGTAGGATATACTATGCCCAAGAATCCAACAAAACGACAAACACGTTATCTGCTCTCGAAGGGCTCGCCTCTATCGGCGAAAGGTAAGGCGAAATTCAAACGAGAACTCCACTCAAGAAAGGCGAGGATCAAAAAATGAAAGGTTGGAAGACTTGGTTGGGCGCAGCTTTGGTGGGCGCTTCGGCTGTTGTTGGCTATGCCGGCAACCCCGAACTAGCTAAAGCCTTATTGGCGCTAGGCGCAGCATTGGGCGTAGTAGGTATCGGCCACAAAATTGAGAAAGCGAAGGATCGATAATGGCAAGAGGTAAGGCGCAAAAGTCCACTAACTATTACGGTTTCAAGGCAGGAACCTCGAAGGTGGGCAAGAGCCACCCTTCAGGAATCGGAGGCAATCCCGATACCGTCGAAAAGTACGATAAGGGTATGCCCGGACCTGCTTCAGCCCCTAAAGGCAGAACTCATTATCCCGCTGGTGTAGTCCGAGGTGATGGCACAGAGCCCCGCAAAAGTAATCCTACCTCTAAGCGTGCGGCTCCTGGCGCAATGGGAAGTGGCTCTAAGCCCAAGTGGCCTACAGGTGTCAAAGGAGGGGGCACTTCAGGCCGCCAAGGCATTAACGCTCACTCCAAGCCCTCTAGCGCAGACTCCGACTAAAGATGCCCTTTGAGCCGGTCAAGTGGAAGCCCGAACAAAAGCGTAAATTCTCCGAGTATCTGCACGACGAGTTAGAGAACACTATCGGGGATCGTGCGCCGCTAGAGTCAAAATGGGTTGACTTAATCACACAGTACCGCGCCAGAGTAATCGGCGATGGCACCGCCGACGTTCCTTTTATTGGTGCCTCAGACCTTCCCTATCCTCTCACGGCACAACACTTCGATCCCATTTACGCCGACCTGATGCAAACGCTTCATGTTCCTCCCAATTTCTGGAGCATTACCGCAATTAGACCCGACCGAATCGAGTATGCCAAGCCCGTCCAAGAATTCCTAAAGGTAGTCGAAAAAGAGAAGATCAAAATGAGGGCAGTCAATACAACCGCCTTTATTGATCTCGTTGTACTCGGAACCTGTGTCTACAAAGATTCGATTTTCCACCGCAATACCCCCTATACTTCATATGATCCAGGTGGCAACAAGATCAAGAAGTCTCGAATCGTCTTCGACCCTAAGGTTGATGCCGTTCCACTTCAAGACTTCTTTATCCCCGCTTACGCAGCCAATATCGATCCCGAACATCCTGTTGATCCGGCACCTTGGGTTGCCGAACGCTTCCGAATCTCCTTAGGCGAATTCAATGCCCGCGCCAAAGGACAATCTCCTTGGATGCCCAACTACGACAAGGACGCTGCAATCAGAGTTCGTCACTATGAAGATGACCGTCGCGAAGACCGCGTTAAAGAACGCGAGAGGCAAGAAGACGAATATCAACCTTTCAGAGATTCTAAGATCACGCTTTATGAGGTTTGGGCACGCTTCGATGTAGATGGCAATGGCTTCGATGAAGATATCCGGGTCATTTGGCACCACGAAACTTCCTCAATCCTCCAAGACACTCACAATCCTTACGAACACGGTGACCGCCCTTATTCAAAGGGTGCCTATATGCCCACTCGCTCCTTTTATGCAATTGGCTTAGCCGAATCAGACGAGTGGGCGCAGATTGCAATGACTCGCCTTTTGAACAATGCCCTCAACAATACTCTGCTTGCCAACCAGCGTATGTACGGTGTTCCATACGGCACTAATGTTTCACCCGATGAGCCTATTTATGGAGGTAAGATATGGAATCTGGGTCCTGGAGAGAAAGTCACTGAGGTCCGCTTAGGCGAAGTCTATCCCTCCATGTTCAAGATGCTTCAGCTCTTTCAAGACTGGTCAGATCGTCGCACAGGTCAAAGCGAAGTGGGTTCGGGTAATATCTCAAGTTTGCCCTCACGCACTCCCGCCACAACGGTTATGTCAATGCTTCGGGAGGGCGACAAGAAATTCGATATGGTGCTCGCCAACTTACGCGAGGGGCCGCTAGCTGAAATTGGCTCCCGCCTGCTTCAAAACATTATTCAGATTTCGCGGATTGACTCTCGCTATAAGGGCTTGGCCCTACAAGCTTTAGGCGAACAAGACGCTCAAAAGGTTTGGGAAATTCTCGACTCAGAACCTTCCGAAATCGAGGAACAATTTGGCGTCAGCGTGACCGCTACTTCTTCGATCGTCAACAAAGAGGCCGAAAAGCAGAGTTTCATTGCCCTAATGCAGTTTGTGGCTCAAACCTATCCTGTCATGATACAGGAAGCGCAAGCTCTCGCACAGCTCTCGCAAGATCCCACAATCCTGCTTCAGACGATTCAAGCCAGTTTCGGCGGCAAGCTAGAGCTGATGAAGCGCCTTCTGGAGTCCTTCGATATCCAGAATCCCGAAGCGTATCTACCTCAGTTGGCGACTCAGACAGCGGCAGCCGCTCCTGCTCCTGCCTTCCCGCCTTCGCCGCCCTTCGGGGTTCCTGGTGCCTCGCCTGCACAAGTAGGCTCGGTCTTTGGGTTGGGAGGTTAAATGGCTATCTTCCGCACCTTCAAAGACTTCCTCAGGCCTCGCCCTCCCACAGGCAAGCCCTACAATCTAACCCTTGATAAGATTGAACGATTGAAGGCTCTCAGAACGAATCCTAGTTGGGTTGTTTACTCCGAACTCCTTGACACGATTACTACTATGTATGCAGAAGCGATCCTAACGGCAGAGAAACGACACGAGCAAGACCTAAATCGTGGGATCGTCTTAGGAATCAGGAAAGCAGGACTCATCATTGATGAACTCATAAAGGCCGAGAAAGAACAAGCAAACCTAAATGCCAGACGCGAATCAGGACACGCAGACAACCGCCTCCGACAACGCCTCTCCACCTTCGGCTCCAGTCTCTACCGCAGAGACGGTATCAAAGGATCAGTATGATGCACTTGAGGGACGTTTCAATCAGTTGACTTCTGCACTCAACCAGTATTTTGCGCAGGCTCAAACCGCGCCTGCTCAAGTTCCCCCCAAGCTTCCTGAAGCCGACCTTCTCCTCACTGACCCGGCCAAGTGGCAAGCCGACTATACCAAGACCTTAGGTGCCAGCGTGGTGCAATACGTCACTCAGGCCACTTCCGCAACTCTCGCGGGTTCCGCCAAAACCGCGCAGGCGCTCTCAAAAATGGACGGTGAATACAAAGACGTTTGGACCAAGTATGGGCGGGAAATCGAGGACTTGGCTTCTTCACCCCAAATTCCCCTCGCCATGAAAGCCGACAAAGATTTCTGGGACAATACCGCAATGGTAGTGCGAGGTAAGCATCTGAACGAAATTGTCAATGAACGGGCAACCACCAAAGCCCAAGAACTTGCGGCTCAAATGAATTCCACTACCGGAAGTCAGAACGGTTTCGAGCCCACCAAAGTTGAGGCTAAGGGAATTGAAGCCCTCAGAGACACTGAATACGGTAAGGTGCTCCTTGAGCGTTACACCTCAAGACAAATCGCTGAAAACGCCAGCAAGATGAAGATGAGTATTGAAGACTTCGCTACGGCAGCGGGCAAAACTCGGGTTCAGCGCAAGCCTGGCGACCCTAACGAGTGGAGAGTAGTCCATGACGGTTAAGATCCCTCGCAAGCCTCTTATCTTTGCTGAAAACCCCTTCGATAACGAACGACTTGACGACATTGAAAATCGAGATGCCAACTGGGATGCAAGCTATGTGCCTGGCTATTCCGAGGCCAAGGCTGACAATGAGACCAGGGCAGGCCAAAAACTGAAGGCAATCCCTATTCCAAAGCTAGTTTGGCTCCGTACCCAGAGTACTGCTGGCCGTGATCTCTCAGCCTCTAACGATGTTCAACTTCTTAACTATATGCGCGAAGGCTACCGAGCAATGGGTTTGGACGACCTTGATCGTTATGGCTACAAGATGCCTGTCACCGCGACCGTTACTGCTGATGGGCTCATCCGGCGTGCAGATACCGCCCTCTTTTTTGTAGACGAGAATCGCGCTGCAAGAAACCTTGCGAAGCGTCGTCAGGCTGCTGCTCCCACCAAATCTATTGCTGATGCTTCCAAGACAGGTGCCCTCTACGAAGACAAGAACGAAGCAATCGAGGGCAAACTTTCTGATCTCGCTAGCATCCCTGTTGAATCACTCTTTGCTGAAGGAAGATCATAATGGCTATTTGGTATGCTAAGGGTCCATATCAGGAGGAATCCGCGATTGCCGGAAGCGCCTTTACCAAAGGCGATATCCTCGTTTATAACTCAAACTCCTCGCTCTCGCAGGCATCACTCCTCTTTATTGGTGGGGGCCGAATTGCGGGAGTAGCCAAACACAATTCCGCCGACTCTCTCGCTGGCGACCAACTTTGCGTCTACGTTGTGCCACTCCCCGGCACGATCTTCTGGAGCGACTGCACTACTGGCTCGCAAATGACGCCGGGCGAACGCCTAGACTTCGAGATCTCTAGCGGACAATTCCGAGTCTCTACTTCCGCCAATACCCCCCGAGCCATCATCTGGGCGGGCGCTGGAACTGAAAGCGTGCTAGGACAATCCAACGCCTCGCGTGTGATGATTACCCTGCTCTCGCTGACCAGCGAACTAGCCCACGCCTAAACTTCTGGAGAAACCCTAAATGGCTGCTACTGCACAAGAATTTGCCGACTTCCTCGAACCCAAATTCTCGAATATTTGGCATGATGCCGATGCCAAGTTCGAGTCCAGATTGGCGCGGGTTTACAATTCTCGCACGATGGACAAGAACACGATCACCGACCTCGAATTGGGGGGCTTTGGGGCTGCACAAACGCAGACCGACGGCGCTGAGATCACTTTCGATGATCCCCTCACAACTCGCGAGAGGACCTACCTTTATAGGGTTAGGGGCCTCGCCTACCGCGTTCACGAGCGTCTTTGGATCAATGATCTCTATGGAGAAGTCGAAAAGTGGGAGAAAGACTTGCTTGACTCCATGAGAGACGATCTTGAGCAGTCAGGTGCCAACATCCTGAACAACGCCTTCGCAACCACAAATACAGGTTTTGATGGGCTTCAGCTCTGCTCGACAGCCCATACCCGACTTGACGGAGGCGCCAACCAGGCCAACCGTCCCGCTACCGATGAGGCCCTTTCGCTTGGAGCACTCCACTCCGCACTCATCATAATTCGTCAATGGGTAAACCACCGGGGAAGGCCACGCCAGTTCAAGGCAAAGCATCTAATTATCCCCGAAGACCTTATGATTACTGCCTATGAGCTTCTGGATTCTCAGCTCCACCCCGAAACCGCGCTCAACACCAAGAACGTCCTTCTCAATCGGTTCGCGCCAGCGGATCCGATCATTTGGGA